TAAAAACCAAGGATGGTTAGAAAATAGGCAACAAGGGGGCTAACTGAAAGATTCCTTACTACCACTATTTGCTCTTACGAGCCGCCAGTTTTCGACACTGGTACTGCTTAAATCTGTAATTATCTTAATGCTAATTCTAGTGCTTTGCAAGCGGTTTAATTTCTCCGCGACTATTAATTTTGCAACTTGGGCATTTCCGTCTATTCTTTATACTCTCAAGTGTATAATCGGCCTTGCATGCGGAATTCTTGCAAGTAACCCATTTATTGTCGAACTGTACGTGATACCATTTCATATCATTTACCTTTATTTAAGCTATAAGGGGTCTAAGATAGGCTCTTAGTGACCTATAGCCACATTAACCTAACTTGTATTATTTATCGTATCGAGCTAAAAACAATTCTTATCAGCGTATAGTTTAGAGACTTATGAGTCTGACCTACCTAAAATTAGGTTAATGTCACATATGGACGCTGTTTAATGCAGGGCTTGAGATACATAGCCTTTACATACACCCCTATCTATCCACACAACGTATTGTGCTTTGCTTTGAGCGTTTCCACTGGTTGGCTGGTGCAATTGCTTTAAGGTGGCTTAATTTGCCTGTTATCGTTTAAGGGTTTGAGATAGGTTTCGTTTTGTTCGGTGTAAACCTTTACTGCATCTAATGAACCGATGCTATAAACGTGAGTGATATGTGTTGCAAACAATATAGGTGGTGATTATAATGGTTCATGTTTGTGGAGATGTGAACCGTAATTCGCTACTGTTTGCATCAAATCGTGTTCTCGCACGTTCAAGCAATGTATGTATATTAAGCCCCTTCGCTTTAACGAGCAAGGGGTTTTTTATTTGTATTACTACTGCGCCTACTTTGCAAGTGCTAATTACCACACCCCAAACCAAACGCCAGTACCGTGAATAATTCCGATAGGGAAGAACAGCGCCCCAGCTATTAAGAATCCCCAGCTTTTAATCATTAGGCAATAGATCACATGGGTTAACCATGAGGATATAGCCCACAAAACAATAATAGAACCTGCATTATCACTTAAAACTTCTTTAATCTTGTTCATATATTACCCCTTTATACTAAGCGCATTTAACGCATTATTTGTGGTGACTTTATCCGCTGGCGTTGCGTCAATGATTGCTTGAAGCTTTAGCATATAGTCAACATTAAGATTTTCGCCGTGCTTGCAATGAAGTCTATTCTTAAGCCACTGTAGAAACTTTTTGTCAGACATAACCCTACCCTCTAATGTTTATTGCGTTAATTATTATCTAGCCAAAGGTTATAATTGTCGTCTTCCCTGTCTTCTTTTTCTTGCTGAATGTCGCTCTTGAATCCCGCTTGACTTTCAAGCCATTCAGTGAAATGGTGTTTAACACTTAACCCAGAATATCCATTCTCAACATCTTCGCTTCCCAATAAAAAACCAGCAGCAAACGCTTTTAACTCTTCCTTATATTCTTTTGCCATAACCCTACCCCTAAATCTTCGCATACTTCAAATGGTTAATATCAGCCGCAAGCTCTTTGCTTTCTTTAAGCTTGTAGTAGTTCTCGCGTCTAATGCGTCTAATCGTTAGATCACGCGCTTCAATGCCTTGCTTCTCTAGTGTTACACACGTCTTGCAAGTATCGCTTTGGCCGTCCTCGTTTGCCGGTACGCGCTTGAAATTAATCAGCGGTTTAGGTGCTGTGCATATTCCAGAATCGCACATTTTTGTTAGTAAAGCTTCGGGGCTGAATAAACTCATAATATAAATCCTGTAGCGCGTGCAATGCCGTAACCGACGATTATTAGCAGTATAAATATTACTACTGCTAGACCTGTTATTAACGTGTTGAGCTGGTTAAACCATTTCATAATCATTCTCCCCTAGCGGCTTTGCGATTCTTTAATTTAATATCTTTATCAATAAGGTCGAGAATAATTTCATTCTGGCTAACCGTTCTACCCCGTTCAACTGAAAGGCGTGCTGCCTCATCTAATACGTGATCCTTTTGAATGTCTGAACATGGCCCCGATGCTATTCTTGGCATTTAATACTCCCGCTAATTAATTAAGTTGCAACCACTATATAGATTTAATTCATACAATGCAACACTTAACGCACACCAAATAAACACCAATGAAGAGTTGACAGTGGTAATGCAATCCACTAAGATGTGTACAACAAATCGCAAACAGCAGAACGTAATGAACCTATTAGAAGAATATAAAAAACGCGATGTAGTAGGTTTCAGTTTTAGCAAAATAGACTATATAGAGGAAAAGATTATGCAAGACGAACCAGAATTCAAATCAATAGACGCGCCAAGTATCGAAGGTGACTACGTTTTGTCGTGGGAAGGTGAAACGATTGTAGGCGATCTCGATTATATATTTACTTACATTCAATGTAACAACCTTCACATACACTCATGCAGTGTCGTATTGAACACCGTCAACCTAGAAATACACGACTACGATAATGTGTGGTATGAGAAATTGCCGCCTGTAACCGCTAATCAATATAAGGAGTCAGAATAATGAGCAACTACAAGCACGGCGATATAGTAGTGATGAATAGGGATTATAACGGATGTTACGAGGGCGAAAATTTAACCTATTTAAGGCCTGACAGCCTGATAGACACGGATATTTTAAAAAAAATTAACGGAGAAATTTGTTTCGTTGCAACCGATTCATTTGATTTACGCGACAAGCCAGAATTTGAGATTGACGAGATTATCGAAGTTAGTAATCACGAAGATTTTGAGCTATTTGATCAAGTTTATTTTGTTGCAGATGCTTCAAAGGTTAAATCATTCGATGGTGATTATCCTATTGTTACCGCAAGCGATATGGGGACTATTCAGAATTATAAATATGCGCGTAAGATTGTAGAAAAAACATATACGATTAAACATGACTGCATTGAATACCCAGCAACAAAAGAGCAATACGACAACTTTCACGCAGCTTTATCGGCGGTGATGAAATGAACATAATTAATAAAATACCACGCGCAATAGGTATATTAATCATCGTTTCTTGCTTTCTTATTGTGGGAACAATGGACTACGAAGATCAAAAAATAAACGAGCAAATCGAGGTGGGGAAATGAAAAATATCGGCAATGAGAAAGTATGTGACGACTTTATACGCGGTTATAACGATTGCAAGAATGGCGTAGCGCATACAGATCAAGGGCAAGACTATCATCGTGGGTATTCGACACGATATACAGAAGAGCAAAACTCGGAGTACAAATACCGTGATCAATAATATTACAATATTTAAAGAAATAACCACCGAAGAGTATTTATTAGAAATTGAAGCGGAGGGCAAAAAATACGAAGGGCTTTATGTCGATATGGCTAACGCACCTGAACGTAAGTTTGTAAAAGAGCAGGCGGCCAATATCAAGTCGATGCGAAAGCGCCTAGATAGCGAGAGAATCGCCAAGGCGCGTGATTATCGAAGCATGGTAGAAAGAGAGGCGGCCGCAATTGATAAGCGCCTAGAGGCTGCTAATTCGCCATATACGCTATTGATAGACGCTTACGCCGCCGACTGTAAGAAAGTGCGTGACGCTGAAAAAGCTATTGAAGATGCAAAGGCTTTAGCCATTAAAATCGAAAGTGATCATGAATACGCGCTACTTATTGATCATAAAGTAATGGCAGATAAGGAAGCCGCTATACAGTCACAGAAAGCCCGTGACGAGCTTATAGCATCCGAAGCGGCAAGTGCAGCAATAGAGCGTGAAAAGTCAGCACAGGAACACAAGGAGGCCACAGCAAAGCGCGAACAGGAACTTCGGGATTCTGATGTAGCACATAAAACAAAAGTTAATAACGCAATACTATTAGCATTATTAGAGGTCCCGCACATGGAAGATTGCACAGCAAAGGCGATAATTAAGGCTGTTTACAATAATCGAATTCCTAACGTATCAATACGATATTAAAAAGGTGTTGCAATTAATTACCGGATTGCACACAATACGGCATACAAAAAAATACAACGATTTACATTCTTATACATTAAAAACGAGGTGATACATGGCTACTCCTATCATGATAGTCGGCGAAAGTGGTACTGGCAAATCAACATCAATGCGCAATCTTTCTCCTGAAAGTACGGCAATTATTCAAGTCATCAACAAACGACTTCCCTTTAAAAACAACTTCAAACGACGAACTGCCGATAATCCGCAAGGCACTCTCATGGTTTCTGATAATGCCGCGATGATATCAAAGGCAGTTATTGGGTTCGCCAAGTACGGGTTTGAAAATATCATTATTGATGACTTCCAGTACTTGATGGCTAACGAGTTTATGAAGCGATCCGAAGAGAAAGGCTTTCAGAAGTTTAACGACATTGCCAAGAATGCATGGTCTGTAATTATGGCCGCGCAATCCGTACCAGAAAACGCGTGCATATACTTTATGACTCATAGCCAAGTTGATGACGCTGGCATAACCAAGGCTAAAACAGTCGGCAAATTACTTGACGACAAGATCACGCTAGAAGGGCTATTTACTATGGTTTTAGGCTCTTACCGAGATAACGATGGCAACTACAGGTTTCACACTCAAAACAACGGTAGCAATACCGTAAAATCACCAATGGGCATGTTCGACAGCGAAAGCATAGACAATGACCTACAGCAAATCACCCTTAAAATAAATGAATACTACGGAGCATAATATGAACAACGCAATTATTACCTACAATCAAGAAGAAGGCTTAAAAGCTGGTGGCGGTAACTTTATCAGTGACGGCGGCGCGTACATCGTTAAAATATTAGAAGCCAAGTACACCAAGGCAAAAACTAATACTAGCGGTATCGAATTTAGTCTTGAATCAAAAGACGGCCAAAAAGCTAATTACATTACGGTTTACTACGTTAAGGCTGATGGCGAGCCAGTGAAGGGCGGCATGTCAATGTTAAACGCTATGATGGGGCTGGTGGGCGCTAACACGATCACATCAGCTAACGGTCGAAGCCAAGACGGAAAAGATATTTTTATCTGCCCCGAGTTTACCGGCAAAACAATCGGTATGTTTTTGCAGAAGTCGCTATACACCAAGAGTGACGGTAGTGACGGATATAAATTTGATATTCGCGTGCCATTTGATCCAGCCACATCAAAAACATTGCGTGAAAAAATCGGTAATGATCAACCCAAAACTATCGAAAATATGACCAATTCATATAAAGATAAGGATGAGCGAACCCAGCAACAACAACAAAATACAGGCGGCTTTGCTGGCGATATGCAGCACGATAGCAGCGGCATGAATCAAGATAACGGATATATCCCCGGCTTCGATTAATAACCACGGCGGTTAATAGCCGCCATAATATAGGGTAAGAAGATGATGGTCTATGAATTTGAAAACGGTAAAGTTTATATTGTCACGCAATACGGGCTGAAGCAGGTTGGGTATTACACCCCTGAAAGTTGCTCGAATAACTATACAGCTACTAAGAGGTGATTTATGAAAGTTAGGTTTGATCTGGAAGGGTTAGGAATTATCACAGGTAAGGGGTAAGTGATGAACGGAATAAATTATACATCGTTATTTGTATTAATATTACTGATTGCCGCTGTAGTCGGCTGGTCGGTAATTGAGGGTTTAATATGGATTATAAGTAGTATAAATATATCTTGGTCGTAATCAATATTAGTGTATGATTACCGTCAAATCCAATTATAAGATTTCCTCCTTTGCCGCCCCTTTAACCGGGCGGTTTTTTTATTTCTGGTAGAACCAATAAGTGTACGTCCCGCCGATCCCGTCATACCCGTTTCGATCTTTACCAAATACGCAAGAATTATGAGTGTACTTAATACTTACATCGTGCCGCTTGTTTTCGTGCCGCCATAGACTGCCACGGAAACCCATATTAGATGTCAACCTGTCGTCTGTGCCGCCCTCAACGCAATGCGCCGATGTTTTAAGGGTTGAGTCTATGCCAATGTACACGCCAGCATCATTGAACCACGTACCGCTCAAAAACATATCACTGCCTGCTTTAGCGTTAGCCGAGTAAAATAACGAGTAGCCTATAAATGCTAGACCGATAATTACAGATATACCCAGGCCCGCACTAGCCGCAGCACCTTTGCCCTCACTTTGCTTCCAGTAAGAAAATGATTTACGCTTAATTACAAATACGTAAAAAGATGCAGCCGCAAGAATGGCAACGATAAAAAAAACGATAACCTTTAAATCAGCAACAAAGCCCATTATAAAATCCACGTTAACCTCCCAGCGCTGCGTATGCCGCCGATAGTGATGCGACTACTGGCGAATTATCTACACCGTCTACAAGCTGATCTATGTGGATGTCACGGGTACGCTCAATCAAGGCCAAATACGTTTTAAATGTCGTGCTTGCTGCTACCATGTTATCTAGTTTGGCAGCTAAAACCAAGTCATCATCTGACCCGGTAAGGGCTTCAATCATCGCCCTATTTTCTGTAGATAAGCCAGCAATACCGCCAGCTATATATTCGTGTATAGCGTCCTGCTTTACCGCAAACGTTTTTACTTCTTCGTCAGAATACCCATTTTGCAGTGTTCTCATGGCATCATCATAAAGGCGACCTATTGCAAGCATGGCCGCTGTCACCGTCAAAACAACAGGATCAGCTAGCACACTTTCTAGCTCTTCAACTTCACCCGTTACTACATTAATTACTCTTCTCATGATTAAAGCTCCCAGCTTATAGAGGCGTTGCCGTTGTCGAAGTTTGCTGCACCTGTGCTACTTGTTAATCTAACAGTGGTTAGTTCGCCGCTTAATGTTTTCGTTCCTGTTGTTTTGAATATTGCGGTTGTTCCAGAGTCACTAGCTACGCTCGATTCTCCGCACCACGTATTACCGCTCAGCCTCACAAATGTTATTGCGCCGCCTCGCTGTATTACTGCGTTAGCGTCACCAGTGCCAGAAAATGCAGTTGTAAAAACTGTAACCGCTACAGTGCCAGCTATAATTGCTGAAACAACCTCATACCCGGTAGTTTCTACGCCACCAGAATCTCCAAGCTGAACCCATAAACTTACGTTAGCATCGAGAGATACATTTTCAAAAGCTACTGTAACGCGATTAACTGCCGCTGGTATTCCAGTAAAATCTATCGAAGTTCCTGAAGTAGTAGCCACTACGGTTTGCAAGCTTATGCCGCCACCGCTGCCCGATCCAGTTTCTAAGCGCGTAACGCTAACAGTAGAAGAGGTTAATCGCCTAACTCTAAAAGTAGCGCTGCCATCATTAACAACCATATTACCGACTAACGTAACACCCGTACCCGCCGCAATAGTTACATCAAAAGCCGCAAGGTTAATCATGGTTATATCGAAGTTACTATTATCTACGCTGCCACCTAAAGCCGAAATAATCGCCGTAGCTGTATCAGTGGTCTGTATTCTGTCCGCAGTAGGCGTGATAGTAAATTCACCACCAATTAACTGGGCTGCTGTAAGTGTTGCCGCTGCATCAGATAATGCCGTATTACTTTTTAGATTTACGTTGCCTGCCGTTGATGATATCGCACCGGTAAATGCTGCGCCGGTTAAATCAGCCTTGCCAGCAATGGCCGCTGTATTCGCTGCGATATCTGCTGTATTGGTTGCGACATCAGCAAGAAATAAAAGCCAGTTCGTGCCACCATCTAAAGAAGGCTGATTGCCAGCATTCGCCGCTGTTTGAGATTCCCAGTATTGCCCGTCTTCTTTTACTACCTCGGCCAACCCATAAGAAATAGTTGATATCCAATCCGCGCCAAAACTTAAAGAGGCATCACCACCTACAGGATCACGTTGTCGCAATTGTGCGCCTGCTGCCGTTCTCACAACAACTCTATATGTTCCTGTACCGAAAATATTAGGCACAACACCATCACCACCAATAACCACTGGGTTAGCGTTCGCTATTGTTTCCGCACTATCTGCGTATGTTGTCTTGCGTACTGTGCTGCCGCCGGTTTCGTAGAAGTCTAGCAATCCCAATACTAACGGATCTCCAGCAGAGTCAAGTATTTGTTCTAGTGCGCCTATTAATCGTGCCATTATGTTTTCCCTTAATTTGCTTTATTCTTTCAATTTGTATAGACTTTAGCAATGCTTACTTTAGAATTAATTGCAATAGCTATAATATTTTTAATTAGCCCCGCTGCGGCCCTCGTGATTATTGGAGGCGTTTCTTTGATGTATTTAATTGGCTGGATAAAATCACTTTAACATAGCCTCGAATGCTTTTAATGCGTTCTCTTCATTAATGCCTTTTAGTTTTTTATACCCACCTTTTAATAGCCCAGTAG